TCCCTGATGCATCCGGTGGATGACGCAGTCTCCCTGCTGACACGGGGTGGCAGACTGAGCTGTAAGTTTCGACTGTCAGGCGCACTGACCAACAACCAGTTCGGTCTGGGAATTTATCTGTATACCGATGTAGCGTTACCTGACGTCGTGGCGATGACCGGGACTGGTAACCCGTTCCTGATGTCGTTCTTCACCCAGACCACAGACGGCAAACTGAATCTGATGCATCACAGGAAAGCAGGAAACACAAAGTTGGGCGAGTTCGGGAATTACAGTAACGACTGGCAGACGCTGGAGCTGGTGTTCACCGCCGGCAGTGCCACGGTTACTCCGAAACTGAATGGAGTGGCTGGCCCGGCATTCCAGGTCATAAAAGACAGTCTGACACTGGGGCTGAATGCGCTGACGCTGACGGATATTACCAAAAATGCAGCGTATGGCGTTGAGATAGAAAGTCTGGTGCTGGAGATAAATGCACCGGCATCATCATAAAAAGTGAGCCAGTCAAATGGAAGGTATCGTTAAACTCACCGGTAGTGTCAGTGGGTCGTCTGAGATGCCTGCATGAGTTATCAGAGCCATCAGTACTTAACTGGTGGCTTTTTTTATTGTTGTCAGCTTCCGGATAACGGGAGACGGGGTATGTACCAGATGGAAAAAATCACAACAGGTGTGTCATACACCACGTCAGCGGTGGGAACGGGCTACTGGTTCCTGCAGTTGCTGGACAGGGTTTCCCCGTCTCAGTGGGCGGCAATAGGCGTGCTGGGGAGTCTGCTGTTTGGGCTGCTGACATATCTGACTAACCTGTATTTCAAAATCAGAGAGGACCGTCGTAAGGCTGCACGGGGAGAGTAATTCAATGACTCAAAACTATGAACTGATTATGAAAGGGATCCGCAATTTTGAGAATAAAGTTACGGTAACTTTAGCGTTACGGGACAAAAAACGCTTTGACGGTGAAATTTTTGACCTGGACATCTCGCTGGACCGTGTTGAAGGTGCCGCGCTGGAGTTTTATGAGGCAGCAGCCAGAAGGAGCATCAGACAGGTCTTCCTGGATGTTGCTGCCGGGTTATGTGAAGGGGATGAGCAGTCGCCGGAAAAGCGCCCCGTAATTTTAGAGGCGCAGGATGTGTTGATAACCTACAGAGGAAAACTACCGGGAATAATTACGGGTTCTCTGAAGAGTCCGCCGAAATGGTAATTTCACCAGCATATTTTTCTTCCAGTAATACCGCCAGCCACTTGAAAGAATTTTGTTGTTGCTGGGACCATTTGGGGTTGAGTGATTCAAGCTGGAGCGATGCCAGTGTTGGTTGCATTTGTTCCTTGGGAATTGAGAATGCCAGATATGAAAATGCGACAGTAAGGGCATTTACATCATCCCGAAGCCTGGAAATGCAGTCGAGCAACTCCTGTAGAGAAATGGTGCTATTGTCCATAAACAATCCTCTCTATTGTATTTAACTATTCCTTGCCTGATTCAACAGGCCGGGACAGATAAACATATCCAGGGTTCAGAAACCGATAAATCCTGATAAATATCCATGAACGCAAAAATCAGATACGGCCTGTCGGCTGCCGTTCTGGCACTGATTGCCGTCGGTGCGCCTGCGCCTGATATTCTCGACCAGTTTCTGGATGAAAAAGAAGGTAACCACACAACGGCATACCGCGATGGTTCCGGCATCTGGACCATCTGTCGGGGTGCCACGGTGGTGGATGGAAAACCCGTTTTTCCCGGTATGAAACTGTCGAAGGAAAAATGCGACCAGGTTAACGCCATTGAACGGGATAAGGCGCTGGCATGGGTGGAGCGCAATATTAAAGTGCCACTGACCGAACCACAGAAAGCGGGTATCGCGTCATTTTGTCCCTATAACATTGGCCCCGGTAAGTGTTTCCCGTCGACGTTTTATAAGCGGCTGAATGCCGGTGATCGTAAAGGTGCATGCGAGGCGATTCGCTGGTGGATAAAAGATGGTGGGCGCGATTGCCGCATACGTTCAAATAACTGCTATGGACAGGTTATTCGTCGTGACCAGGAAAGCGCATTAGCCTGTTGGGGGATAGATCAGTGAGCAGAGTCGCCGCGATTATTTATGCTCTGGTTATCTGCATCATCGTCTGCCTGTCATGGGCTGTTAATCATTACCGTGATAACGCAATCGCCTACAAAGAGCAGCGCGATAACAAGGCCAGTGAACTGGAGAAGGCGAACGCCACCATCGCTGACATGCGGAAGCGTCAACGTGATGTAGCAGAACTCGACGCAAGATACACAAAGGAGCTTGCTGATGCTAACGCGACTATCGAAAGTCTCCGTGCTGATGTTTCTGCTGGGCGTAAGCGCCTGCAAGTCGCCGCCACCTGTGCAAAGTCAACGACCGGAGCCAGCGGCATGGGCGATGGAGAAAGCCCAGGACTTACAGCAGATGCTGAACTCAATTATTACCGTCTCCGAAGTGGAATCGACAAGATAACCGCGCAGGTTAACTACCTGCAGGAATACATCAGGACGCAATGCCTGAAATAATTTTTTTTGCAAATCACAAAGTCCATTTAATGAGCCTCGCGATGCGGGGCTTTTTTTACATCTGAATTTCACAGCGCATCTCACGCGCATATTACATCACCCGAGCCTTTCAGAAAGTTGAGCCTGAGAACTGCCGTATATGGTGGCGACCATCTCGGGGCGGCTTTTCTGTGAGACAGGCTCACTTTCTAAAAGGTAAAGACGCTATGAACCAATTAGAAGAAAAGCTTCAAAGAATGATTTCCTTATACAAGGAAGATAACTGCCAAAAAGTTCCTGAAAACATCGCAGAGTTAATGGAATTGGCAAGTGAATTTTCTGGCATGCTTAAGTCGTCAGGTGTTCGGTCAGCGTTCTTTGTTGAAATGCTGATGCACGGCGGACTTATGGCAACAATGAGACGTGTAATGGAAGACCAGAGAAAAGAACCTCCTCAGGTATACGTTTTGTCATCGAAGAAAACTGGGCTAACCAAAATTGGGTATTCATCCAACATTCCACAACGCATCAAATCGCTTGGCAACTCTGGACCAGACTGCTTGAAGCTTGAGTGCCTGATCTCTGGTGGAAGAGAAACTGAAAACATGCTTCATCGCAAATTTGCCGCAAAGAGAAAGCACGGTGAATGGTTCGCCCTGTCCAAGGATGACATTGAGGGATTGAAATCTGTAGCGATTACTTCTGATGGCTATTAATGCTTGTTTAGAGCAATTTTCATAACAACTCTTCATTACAAAGCCCATTTACGGGTGGGCTTGATAATGAAACCGGAATTTATTCTGGGCCACCAGTTAACGGCAGTACCACGAAACAACCCAAGCCAGTAAGTGGGGAAATAACACTGGCAGCCACTGAAAGATGAAGCTCCTGCCTTAAGGCAAAAAAGATTCTTTGTGGTGGCGGACTGATGGAAAGACATCGGTTATTGCAGAGGCCATTCAATGAGTGGTCTCGACAATGGCTTATACCCTACACGGGATAACTTAACTGATATCCCTTTTAACGGATAAAGGTATTCAAGCCTGACACATCATGCGCTGTATCGTCGCCGTATTCCCGCATTAACCATGACCGTAGCCCGACGGGGAATTCCTTCTGCGTGAGTGTGCGGGAATAATCAAAAACGATGCACACCGGGGTTACCGGGTACACATATTTCATCATGCCAGCGAGTCCGGTTCTGGCGCGGAAGAAACCGGACGTTATGATTTAGTGCGGAAATATTTGTGTAGTGTTCTGAATGTTCTCAGTAAATAGTAATGAATTATCAAAGGTATAGTAATACCTTTTGTTTTCGTGGATATTTGTAATCCATCTGAAAACCCCTGCTGTAGCAAGATTTTTCCTGTATTCGTAAAATGATAACTCTCCTGATTTGAATCCTTTTAAGGTGGCTTCTATAAGGCATTTATTTTTTGAAAATCTTACATTTACAACCTTACCCTGTCCTTTTATTAAAACCGTATTATCATTTTCAAGAACAAGATGAATATTCTCTGTGGCTAAATAGTAAATGTAATGTGAGACATTGTGACGTTTTAGTTCAGAATAAAACCAGTGATAGTTGAAATTATTTCGCACTTTATCGAATATTTGTTTAAAAATGGCAACCTGAGCCATTGTAGTACCTTCCATGTGATATGAGGGGGCGTAGTCTGCACGATTATCTAAATTGCTTCAATCTGGTCTGATCTGTTTTCTGAGCAATTCAGTAATGTCACTCTTTTCTTTGTTTGCTTCAGGAGAAACTCTTTTTTCTGAGCACAGTCTCCGGCGGCAGGCTTCAATGACCCAGGCTGAGAAATTCCCGGACCCTTTTTGATCAAGAGCGATGTTAATTTGTTCAATCATTAGGTTAGGAAAGCGGATGTTGCGGGTTGTTGTTCTGCGGGTTCTGTTCTTCGTTGACATGAGGTTGTCCCGTATTCAGTGTCGCTGATTTGTATTGTCTGAAGTTGTTTTTACGTTAAGTTGATGCAGATCAATTAATACGATACCTGCGTCATAATTGATTATTTGACGTGGTTTGATGGCGTAGATGCACGTTGTGACATGCAGATGATAATCATTATCATTTTGCGGGTCCTTTCCGGCGATCCGACAGGTTACGGGGCGGCGACCTCGCGGGTTTTCGCTATTTATGAAAATTTTCCGGTTTAAGGCGTTTCCGTTCTTCTTCGTCGTAACTTAATGTTTTTATTTAAAATACCCCCTGAAAAGAAAGGAAACGACAGGTGCTGAAAACGAACTTTTGGGCCTTTGTCGTTTCCTTTCTCTGTTTTTGGCCGTGGAATGAACAATGGAAGTCAACAAAAAGCAGCTGGCTGACATTTTCGGTGCGAGTATCCGTACCATTCAGAACTGGCAGGAACAGGGAATGCCCGTTCTGCGAGGCGGTGGCAAGGGTAATGAGGTGCTTTATGACTCTGCCGCCGTTATAAAATGGTATGCCGAAAGGGATGCTGAAATTGAGAACGAAAAGCTGCGCCGGGAGGTTGAAGAACTGCGCCAGGCCAGCGAGGCAGATCTCCAGCCAGGGACTATTGAGTACGAACGCCATCGACTTACGCGTGCGCAGGCCGACGCACAGGAACTGAAGAATGCCAGAGACTCAGCTGAAGTGGTGGAAACCGCATTCTGTACTTTCGTGCTGTCGCGGATCGCAGGTGAAATTGCCAGTATTCTCGACGGGATCCCCCTGTCGGTGCAGCGGCGTTTTCCGGAACTGGAAAACCGACATGTTGATTTCCTGAAACGGGATATTATCAAAGCCATGAACAAAGCAGCCGCGCTGGATGAACTGATACCGGGGTTGCTGAGTGAATATATCGAA